ACAGCAGAAACCTTATATGTGGTTCCCGTTGAGTAACTGGTAATTGAACCAGTACCACCAAGAGTACCTGTAATCCTCACAGTGTCACCAATTGCCAGGCTAGTCGCAGTGCAGGTAAACTGACCAGCAATACCAGAAATTACCACGCCGGCAAGAGTTCCACCTGTATATCCGTAACCCGGATCGGTAATGATAAGTTCTGAAACAACACCACCACTTATCTTGGAAATTGCAGTAGCACCAAAACCACCGCCGCCACTTATTGTAACTACCGGTGCCGTGGTATAACCACTGCCCGCAGTTGTAATTGTAATACTACTAACACCAACGTTGGTATATGTATATATGCTAGATGATTTTACTGCGTCCGGCAAGTCATATTCATACTCAGCATACGAAACAACTTCTGTTTCATTTGATGGAGCAGAAGTGTTTTCCATTTCTACCCAATCTAAATTGTCGTAAAGTTGGTCGTCTACTCCATTCTGAAGTTTGGCATATACCTTTACATCTGTACCTGTAGGCTTTTGTACGCTTAGATATACCTTTAAATCTTCCGCGTCCTGGCCATCGTCAAGAACAACTCTTCTGGAGATGTATTTTGATGATGCTGAACCAGAATTTGTAGTCTCGTTGGTGCTATCGTTATTCACATCATTTCTAATACCAATAACAGAAGTACCGGAAAGGTCAATTACTGGAGATATCATGTTGCTTAGAGAACTAAATTGTGATCTGATTTTAAATGATCTTCCAGGTGTGGCCAATGCTTGCTCGTTTGAGTAAGACAAGATACTATACTCGGCATCAAATTCGTGAGTATCATTAAACGTAATTGCTTCGTAGACTGTATTTACTGCGGCCGCGCCAGTTAATGTTGGAGAGACTGCCCAAGTAGACGTAGTGTTGGCAAAATCCATATGCTTAACATTAGTTTGAATAGCATTGATTACTTTATCTTCAATAGCAAGAAGCGTATTGCCCGACCAACTACTAGAAACATATTGACCTACTGCAAAACTACCGTCTGTTACGTACACTTTTGCAACACCATTAAAGACATCAACTTCTTTAACTATACCAATATTTAAGATTACGGTTGCTGCTGCGCCTGAACCAGCACCGCCAGAGAACGTTAGTGTAGGTGCTTGCGTATAGTCTTTACCAGGATCTGTAACAGTCAATGACGTTACCACACCACTAGTTAGTACGGCAGTAATTGCTAATCCTGAGGCCGAGCCGCCGCCACCTGACACAGTTACAGTTGGCGCGGAGGTATAGGCGCTACCACCAGCTGTAATTGTAAATTTGAAACTATGCAGTCTGTCACCAGAACCAAATGGAATTGTATCAAAGGTTTTGTTGTCAAACTGTAAGAAGTCTACAGGTTGATTGTTAAAAATAGCATTTGCGGTAATATTTGTGGTAAAGAATGCTCGGTTCAAAGTAAACTTAATGTCTTCTGCCTGTTCAGCGGTCCATGTTCTGTTATTTGCAGAATGGAACAGAACACCAATATTAGGTTGTTCTGAAATTCTTGTCGTTGTTCCTACTTCATTTTGACCTAATTCTGAAACCCATAACTCATATCCAGGATCATTTCCTCCTGGCAGTGCAACAAAGCAATACTCTGTGGCGCCTGAGAGATAAACTGGAGACTGGAATGTAAATGTAGTTTTTTGGAATGTTACGACACCATTTGCATCTTCGGAAGATACGTCAACATCGCTGGCATTTAAAGTTACACTACTGAAAGGAATAACATTGTTGCCAGGATAACCGTTTACGGTATCTCTCAGTTCAAGAGTAATTGGTGATGTGCCTTTTGCTTTAAAGTAAAGATCAATTGACGTTACAAAGAGACCAAGTGGAGCATTGTCGGTGTAGAAAGTTTGCGCAATTGGATCGGGATAAAAAAGGTTCCACGTCGGCCAGACGCAATCTGTAACTTGCCCGACAAATTGTGGTTCGCCCCAATGGCCGGGAACAATTACGTCGGTATAGCCACCTATGTCGATTAGGGCCGAACCGCCGTAATTGCCGTCATTATAAGCGTAAGACCCAGTGAAATCGCCATAATACTGAGGAGTCTCATATCCGTAATCTGCGTAAACCCACTTTGCTACATATACATTAAAGGTGATTGCTTCTGGAACCCATACGTCTTGCATACTACCCCAACATTCTATAACTGGCGGTGTTGGTGGCGGAGTTGCAGGTGGCGGCGTAGGTGTAGGTGTTTGTGTTGGCGTAGGTGTTGGCGTAGGTGTAGGTGTCGCAGGTGGCGGCGACGGTGTAGGTGTCGCAGGTGGCGGCGACGGTGTAGGAGTCGGCGACGGTGAAGGAGTCGGCGACGGTGAAGGAGTCGGTGGGTGAACTTGTGTTGTCGTTTGGGGCGACGGCGTGGGTGTAAGCGTAGGCACAGGTGTCAAGGTTGCAGGTGGCGGCGTAGGAGTTGGCGAGGTTGGCGGCTGTACAATAGTAGTTGTACCAAATCCTCCAGATGTTTCACCATTAATACGATTAACTGTTAAATTTGTTTCAACAACCGATCTTGAGTCGCTAGTTGTATTAACATTAATGTTTGCGGTTCTTGTCGAAATAATCGTACCTTGGACCGTATTTGCTAATCCGCTTGCCGTAAACGATGTTGTTGCAGCAGTCGAAACAAACGGATCACGGTTGAATAGGTCATCCGCTAATCTGAAATTCTTGGTACCAACTCTAAATCTTGCCGCAGGAATTTTAAATTGCCCACAAATAACTCCATCGGCGTCCGAGACCAGTGATTCACCCCATTGGGTTGTCTTATAGGGTTCGTACAAGGACGAATCGTCAGGTGTGTAATTTAATATTTCAGAAGACAATTGGCGGCAGTATAGTGCTACTAAAACGCCATCAAAAAATGGAAATAATCTTGTATTAGGTTTTAATCTTGTTGCTTTAAATGTGACAGTTCTTTCGCGCATATACGGTACTAAAGATGTATCTACAACAGAATTACCTAGACGTTCTGATTGTGTTTCGGGGGTAACGCTTAAGGTTACACCCTGTCTTGTCTGTCTTTGCTCAGTAGTTGTGGTAACTAACTGATACTGACCTTCATATGCTCTTGAGGGGTTGTTATTGATATTGGTGCCTAGTATATTGGCTGTGTCTGTCGTAGTACCAGTCCAATTGGTTTGCCAATCGTTCCATTGAGTGCCCCAAGAACCAGCCATTTGCTCCCAGTTGTCATAGTTACCATCAAAGTTAACTTGCACATCGGGGCGAATAGTGGTATCAATCCAGTTATCGGCCGGAGGATCCAGCGACATGTCACCTAGCCAATTAAAGATCAAATCAGAAACCGCGTTTCTAAATTTGGATGCAGAGGTGTTTTGGGCGTAAACCGTTTGCGTATACGGTAGCGTCAATAGGTCGCCAGTTTTTGCCAAATTTGACGAGGCACTGGAATTAAAACTTACGTCTTTATTTTCCAGGAAGAAATATGGGCGCAGTTCTTTCTTTGCTGGATCAATAGAAATGTGATACGCCTTGTCAAACACGTTACCAATATTGTGACCAGTAAATGCGTCTACAAGAATACCATTTTTAAATCTGTCAGATCCACCAGAACTTGAAATTGTTAAATCGGCCGCTGCCTTTTCCAACAGTGTTAGTGAAGTATAATATTCCAGTCTATTAATGCGCTGCTCAAGTGTACCAATATCGCGCATTGTATAACGGCGATTATCGACAGGTTTGTATTTAACACCATAATCGGTTCTTTTTACTGAACGCGCATAGTTAGGAGCAAGCGAAGGATAAGGTGGAATATCAATTGTTGCCAGAGACATTGATGTTTCTGGCTCAAAGGGATACTTTGGATTGAGAGAAGGAATACCAGAAAGTACTGAGAAATATCCATTCTCGTCAAGAATTACTCTATCTTTTCTTCCAAGATAGTATTCAAAGTCCGTGATAAACTGTTCTGTTGGTACGGGGTTAGTAATACCAAACGTTGGTGCGGAAATGGTTAGTGGTACAACCGGATTAATTGTTGCACTACCAACTGAAGAGGCATTTGTAGCAACGTCAGCAATTCTAGGTCTAAAATCAATACAGTCTCTTAAATCAAATGTCTCACCTGTTGGCGAAACATAAATTGGAATTTCATGTGTGTAGATACCAGTTGCGCCGGTGTCGTCAATAGGATATGAATTTACTGTAAAGAATGATCCTGTGGCAGAACCCTGAACGTGAGTAAAATAGTCCATCTTGACAAGAATAAACTTGCCTGATAAAGACAATGTACTTCCTGGTTTTAGTGATATTGACGCTGGTCCATAAAACGATTCGGCTTGACCGTTGTTAACTACAAACTGGTCAAATTGATTTGTTTCAGATGTAGCATAAGTGCTACCAACATAGATTGCCGTAACTGACTTAACGTCCGAAACACCTAATTGCCATGGGCCTGTAAGGCCGGCGGCATGTGTTGCTGGATCAATCTTAACAAAACGATCTTTTTGTATTTGTTTTGTAAGAGGAAGGGCATCGGCGGTCATTACGTTAACATAAAGTTTTACGTATTTTGCCGCGGCAATTGTGCCTACATCAATAGCAAATGATGTTGCTGTGTTTCTGGTAATTGTTACAGAACCGCCAGTCAGATCAATATATTCGCCTTCTTTACGCGAAACGCTATTAATTGTTGCGTCTTCTTTTAACACCATCATAAAGTTATTTTTTACAATAGTTGCGCTAGGATTTGTTGCATATGGGAATGATTCAGGCGAACTTAGTGTAATGGTAATTAGACCGTTTGAGTCTAACTGCCCATCAAATTCTTTCGTGTAAATAAAACTGTTATTAAAACTGGTTGGCTGTAGAGTCTTCAGAGCGGTTGCAGGAATTCTGAAAATAGAATTCTTATAATTTGTCTCTTGCAAATCAACAAGAGTAGTTGATCCTACAAAGTCCGCAAAACCATAAGTAGCATAACCCGTTCGTGTTTCGGTACTATGAAGACTTACTACGTCTGCTAATGTGCCAGAAGTAAGTCTAATGTCGTACAGATACACACGATAAACCGCGGCCGCAGCCCCCATTGTGCCAGACTCGTATACTAATTGTCTGACTCTGGCGGTACCTACTTTAGCAACAGTAGTGGCGTCAGCAGAAAAATCGGTGCCGGTTACAGCATCAAACCTGGTGGTGCAAAGATAAACTTGGTCACCATTTTTAATATCCCAAATACCAGCCAGTTCGTCTACAAGAATATAATTTCCATAAGAGGTGCTGATAGGAATGTCATAATTAATTACGCTGGTGTTGCCTTTTTCTACTGCAATATATTGTGTTGCGTAAGTCTGACACTCGTAACCTTGTACGTATGCTTTACCCGGTTCAATACCAAGGGCAAGTTTAGTTGCTTGGCCGCCCATTTCGGGCGCGGGTGGATTATATAGTAAGTGACCTCCATTTTCGCCTGTATCCAAATGCTCTTTAATAAGAATTGGAAATGCTTTAACTGCGTAGTTTCCAGATTCCTCAAAAGTCCTACGTGCCATATTCTTACCAATATTGGCATAGATGGCAGTAGTATTTTCGATCTTTCTAAAAACTTCACCATTAACAAGTTCTAAAATGGAATAAAAATTATCGTCCGGAGTTTCGTCTGAATTGTAGACTACTAATGTTAAAGAGGCATGATAGCGGTCTGCACCTGGAGCGGCATAGTTAAAACTACCTTGAGCAGGATCTAATAGAGTTTCATCGTCATTTGTGTCAACAACTTCTTCATCTAGTGTGAAACCAATTTTGCAACTTGCATTGGTTGTATATTTTGAAATTAAGAGGGTTTCTTCTTCGTGATAAACAAACTTATTATTTACATAAAAGACACCAGAACCAACCTTTACACGCAGGCCTGCGCCAAAGTAAACGTCCGAAAGGTCGGCACCAATAGTATCGTCAACAACAAAGGTATTGTCGATTAACGTTTCGTCTTCTGCGACCGTAACCGTGATAGTTTCTTCGTCATAAAAGTGTACACCAACCGCGCCATCACCGGTCAAGTAACGAAGATATAGCGTCTTATAATCAGGCGTGCTGGCCTCTAGACCGGTTGCAACGTCTAGAACTTTTGCCGTAATACCCGAGGTTTGACCTTCTAGGGTAGCGCCAATATAATCTTCTAATGTTGAATTGCTGACGGTTTCGCCATCGGCATCCGTGTCGAGAATTTTAATGAAAAGAAACGTTTTATCTAAAGTGGTTTCGCAACCGGTTACTATCACGCCATTTTTGAATATGTGATTACCAAACTTACCAATTTGATCCTGAAGTGCGGATTGGAGTTGTGTTAATTCTCTAGCCTGGACTGCATATCCCGGCTTGAAGAGAATTCTGTTGTAATTTTTCGTTCCATCAAAATCGTCGTAATATGGTGAAACGTCTAAATTTAAGGCCATTAACCTCTACCCCTATAATCTTAAAAAGTCAAGATTGCTTTTAATTTTTCAATTTGGTCCGAACTTCTCGTAATATAACGCTTGTTATCGATATAGAGAATTTCACCGGTTTTATTGTCTACTTCTGGTTCTGTAACACTATTTATACTCAGATTGGTAAAGTTCTGGGTTGTGTTTGTTAAAATTGATGAACCGCTTATAATAGGAATAATTGGTAGCAAGTAAATACTTTCAACTGTTCCATCGGAATCTAAATCTCTTTTTTGTATAACCGTAAACTGTCCACCTTCGTCAGTTGTTATGTTGTCATCTAAAGCATATTTAGTATGATCGGAAACATTGATTACGTAACAAGTAGTTCCCGTTGTAGCTTGGAAATTTGTGGATGTATCAAATACCATAGGATTTTTTATAAGTCCAATTTGTCGAAAATCGTTGCCGATGAATATATCATATGTTTCATTGGTTAAGTTTGTGGAGATACAAACTGCCGTGGCAAACAATTCTTTCTGCGAATTAGCACCATGACCGGAGTAGGGTGAAAGAACAACTCGCGCTGTGGCACCAACGCCGTTGCCAACGTTATTTACAAACGAGATATCGGCAAAAGAATAACCTGAACCAACATTTGTTATCTCAACGCTATTAATTTTTCCTAACCCGTCTTCACTAACTTGCACGTTGCCTTCAGCATTTTCACCATCACCAGTAATAACACAGGTTACGTCATCTTGAATATAATCTAGACCAATTTCAAGCATGACAACTCGGTCTACTGTACCATTAACTGCTGCGTTTTCTACTGCTTGGTGAGTTGTATCGGTTTCAGTGCCTCCTAAATTTGCTGTCGCGGCCGCAGCGCCAGACGAAAAAGAAATATTTGCAAAGGAATAACCTGAACCGGCATTGCTTACTGTTACTGACGTTACTACGCCACTGGTTAATACAGCAGTTGCGGAAGCACCAACACCATCACCCGAAACAACTACAGTCGGCGCGGCCGCATAGCCAGAACCTCCTGTAGTTACAGTAACGCTGTCAAGTTCACCATTAACATCAAAAGCAGGTTCTCCTGCATTAACAACTTTTCTTACTGGAATGTAATCGGGTGAAAGAAATCTTTGCTGGTCAGATGCGCCAACTGTAAACATGTATTTCCAAATATAACCATCTTCGGTCGTAATGGAAGAAGAACTTGTGCCTGTTGGTTTTGCCGTACTTTCTGAGTCTTCGTTATTGTAAATGCATTTGTAAACGTTAAATGAATCCGTAATAACGTAAAAATCGGCTAAACTTAATTTTTCGGCACCAGAATATGCAGCATAATCTGACGAATAATTATCGTCATAGGAATCGTAAATAGTATCAACAGCCCAATCAATTCTTCGCGCCATCATTACAATGTCGCCAGTCTGCACTCTCTTTAGAAAAAGAGTGTTTCTATGTGCGGCATTGTTATAGGAACCGGAATCAACAGGAGTCTCTGGAGACTCCTCGTCGTCCCATTCTATTGTGCGCCCAATGTAGAAATATAAGAAGTCATTTTCAGTTGCAACATCACGATAAATGCTTCTAGCAATCTCTACGCGGGCATTATCGCGAAGAAGTACTGTCATGGTTTATTACGATACCGTCACAGTCCAAGTGATTGTCATAGAGTCAGATGCACCCTTATTGACCACCGAGAACACTGTACGACAAAGCATTGTACCAGCAGAAGAAGCATTAAAGATGCCCGCTTCTGTTAGAGCGCCTGTACCTACGCCAGCGCCAAACGTTGTAACATACTCAACAGCACCGGCGGTAACGACACCACCAGCAGTTGTTAATGCTGTACGTGAAGAAGCAACTAAGGCAACCAAGGCGGTCTGACCTGCGGCCGCAGCAGTACTAGAAGTACCAACTTCCATATGGCTCATTTGATTGGGTGAACCTGTATCTTTCATACGAGACGCAATAAAACCAAGACCAGCCGTAACCACTAAGTTGTGAGTTACAACTTCCTGCTTGATATTACCTAGCGCATCACGTACAACGATAGCGACCTTACCGGTAGCATTGACACTTTCTTTAACTAATTCTGACATTTTTTGTCTCCTAATTGACAATTCGTTATTATTTATGCTATTTAAAAGTAGTAACCTGCACCAACATAGTCACCGGAAAAATAATCTACCGCATAATCTTGAATGGTAATAACACCACTTTCAGCAACAGTTGCGGCATCGGTAATTGGTTTGCTTATATTTATACTGGCGGATTCTGTTGCTGTCGCGGTTTCAGTAATAACTTTATAGAAAGTTCTAATCATTGTTTCGGCAGCAGTTAGTGCCTCAGATTTGACCAACGTTGGGCTAAGTATCGCAGTATCGGTTGCACCAGAGGTACTGTCCGTAAATACCACATCGGCCGACAACACCGCAGTATCGGTTGCACCAGAGATACTGTCCGTAAATACCACATCAACCGACAACACCGCAGTATCCAAAGAAGTTCCAGTATCACTTAGCGTTTTTGCAAAAGTATTGACAAGTGTTTCGCTGGTGGTTGCTGTATCAGATTTACCCAAGTTTGTTGCAAAACTAAACGTTTCAGACGTAATAAGAGTTTCAGTGAGAACCTTTTGTGGTCTTAATGTTACTGTATCAGAAGCAGTTTTGCTTTCTGAGAAGACTTTAGATACACTTCTTATTACCAATTCGGAAGTTGAAATAACTTCAATCTTAGTCAGATACTTGACAATTGTCTGAACTGGAGTACCAATGGTTTGACTAAAATCAAGAGTTGTTGAAAGCACCAATTCACCAAATACCGAAGTGCCTGCTGGGTGTGCGGCATTCTTTACAGTATTGTACCATGTGTTTGTTGCAATACCGGATTTAATAACATACGAATAGTTTTGATAATAGTAATTATCTTGTAGACGGTTAACGTCAGATAGTTTACCTCTGGAATCCGCAAACTGGCCAGGATAACTATAGATTGCGCCTGTCGTAAACGCAATAATTTGAGTACCGCCATTTGGCGAATCTAGTGTAATTTCAAAGTCTTCGGCGTTGAATTTGGAACCTGGGTTAATTAATTCAAATTTGGCAATTGAATAATCAGCATTAACGCTTGTAACGCGAATAGACGCATTATTATTAATACCAAAGTCAACATAGTTTTCGGCAAAATATGTTTGGCTGAGTCCACCGGTAACATAGAAGCCGCTAGTTTTTGTTTCGTTGATATTATAAATCTGGTTTGTTCTAAAACCATAATCACCACCAACAACGGTTGTTTTTGCACCTAAAGTACCTGATCGTAAAACGCGAATCAAAATACCATAAAGTAGTGATTCATCACCAGTAAGGTGAATATGCGAGCGTTTTTCTCCAGCAACATTTATTTCAACGCCAGGTGGTGTAGTGTACCCAGAGCCGGCAGAAGTAACTACAATGCTGGCAATCTCATTATCAGCGTTGGTAAATGCTGTGGCGGTTGCGCCCGACCCGGCCACATCTGTTACAATTGTAACATCTGGCACAACATGATAGCCATTGCCGTCACTAGTCACAGTAATCTTTACAACCTTGTCGGTAAAAAAGGTATGAGTAGAACCTGTTCCTCTACCCGTTATATCAATAGCAGTACCGGCAACAGCATTAGGTGAAGTTGTTGCTAACTTGAAAGTGCTGGCACTTAGTCTAATTATGTAATAGGTTGTACCGTCAACTAATCCTGTAATATTTGTGCCATCAGTATTATCGTAAACTACGCTATCGCCGGTAACTAAAGAGTGAGTAGCTGCGGTAATAAGACCATTTTTTCTTGCTTCAAAATACTGCGCAACGTTACCTGTTCCTGTAATATCAACTGCACTGCCGCCTGATGATGCTGATACTCTAAAAGCATTCGCAGTTAATCCAGCAGAAATTACATAATACGTAGTACCGCTTGTTAATCCCGTGACACTTGTACCGCCATTATTGTAATAGACTACGGCATCTCCGGAAGAAAATCCATGAGAAACGTAAGTAAATGTTTCGGTGGAAATATTCACATTGGCGTTTGTATAGGTTAGACCTGTTGGTGTACCTGCGGTTGTAACAATGGCAACGCTTGATGTTGTTTGAAGAGTAAATGTCGTTGTACCGTTTGTTGCAGAAATCTTATATGATGTTCCTGTTGTATAACCGGTAATTGTGCCGGTACCACCAAGAGTACCAGTAATTTTTATTGTGTCCCCAACTGCCAAGGTAGTTGCGGTGCAAGTAAACTGACCAGCAGTACCAGAAATTGCTACGCCTGCAAGGGTTGTACCCGAAATTGTTCTTTGAGTAAAAGTAACATCGGTGCTAGAAATTGTAGGTCCTAGATAAGCATCTGCCGTAGCACCATAACCCGGTAGAAATACTTCTTGGGTTTTGCTTATGTTACCTAAAATGAGTTCATAAACAGACGGGAAATTATACGAAATCTTTTTTACAGTTTTAACAGAACATTCTATTTCTGTCGCGGCAGAAATAGAAGACCCCGCTAGAGTTTTGTAATAAACAATTGTGGTTAGCTTACCCTTAAGATTAAAAGGATTTACTTCATCATCATCGATGTAGTCTACACCATTAATAGTTTCGTCAACAGTAATACGTAAAGTAATGTCTTCGGTCCACACACCATCTGAGGCGCGTAACACGTATTTGGAAGGATAGTCAATTTCAATCTCTTCGTTATACAATGCTCTAAACAAATACTTTAGTGCTTCTGGCGAACCTTTGGCACGAAAGAATTCTTGAACTTGCTTAATTAATCTACGCTCATCAATTTGAGTAGCTGATGCTGTTACTTTTGGAAATTGTGCAAGATACTGTTTCTTATAGGCAGGCAGAAATTCGGCAAGTGTATTATCGATATCAGACCAAGTGGCCGCATTTAAAAGCAGGTCGTTAGGTTTTGAAGTTGTATCAAGATATCGATAATACGCTTCTATGAAAGAAACGAAAGCGGGATATTCTGCTCTTACGAAATCTGGTAGTTGCTCATTAACAAAAATAGAACTAATGTCTTTAGAGGTAGACTGTGGGCCTGCCATCATAGCAACAGAAGCGGTTGCTGCTGCACCTGAACCAGTGTTGCTTTGGAAGGTAATTGTGGGTGCTGATGTATAACCCGTACCAGGAGTATTTAAAATTATGGAATCAACTACGCCAGTACCAAAACCAAGTACTGCTGTGGCCGTGGCGCCTGTGCCACCGCCACCGGAAAAGATAACGGACGGCGCGGTTCCATACCCGCTTCCGCCGGCCGTTTTTGTTACGGCGGAAACGTAATAATAGAATGATGGAATTTTATCTGACATTATTGATCTTGTATTTGAGGATAAGAGGTAACTGCTAGGCCGGTTTCGTAACCATATGTTGTGTCAGATGCCGAGGTATCAAGTTTTAAAACTATATTTCTAGAAACTGTAGGGCGCACCGCGGCTGTACTAACTGTTGCGGTTCTAATTACCGAAGAAAGAATATCTGCACTCTCTTTGGACGGTGTTACATAAATTCTAAAATTTGGCGCATCACCACCTAGAGAAGGTATTAGTGCAGATGGTACGTAAACGACACCGGTTGTGTAATCAATTGTACCAAAATCTGACGATATGATAGAATCATCAGAAACCGATTTGACAACAAGTGTGCCAGCAGAATCATCAACCAGATACGATTCATAATTTACGCCACCAATTGTAAGTGTTGCAATCGATGATCTTAATGTACCGGGTCTGATTTCAGCATTAAAATTACCACTAATATCAGTATCTCTTGTGGTTGACTCTAAACCAGTCCATCTTTTGTGCAATCTTATTTCAGCCGAGACGGAAATAATTGCAGGTGAAATATCAAATATTTGTCCAGTCATCTGAGAGTAGTAGAAATTTTTTCTCAATTTAGAAAGATTGGTTGAAAAGAAACTTTGAATGTTTGATCTAATTGCGGAAGACATTTGCATAGAAGTGGTCGAAGTTGTCTTAGCATCATACTTTACAGTTGCATTTACTCCGATGTAGGTGTATTCAGGATCAGCAAATTCGGTTTGTATTGAAACAACACTTCTAGGTCCCAGAACTTCAGTGGTAATGATATCTTTATCGTCTTGCGTAATAATTGAACCCGTTGCCGCTTCAAGACACACAAAAACCTTACCGTAAATTGGCGGATCATTATCTTCACCACCCCAAACAGATATAGAATTTACGTTTGGAAATCTTGCAGAGATTAATGTTTTGTAATCTTGTGCGGTAACTGCTCTATTCTTGGTCGCGTTAAAACGAGGAGCATTATATCTAATTCCATCAAGCGTTTCTCTAGCAACCCCACCATAAGAATTAGATAGTGTAGCAATTGCTTTTTGCTCACCCGACCCCGTTAATGTTTGCGAAATGGTAAATGAACTAGCATAATTTCCATCAATGCCATGTGAAGTGATGTAGTCAACATAAACAACATTACCAACACTAAGTTGTTTACCAATTATGTTGTCACCAAAGACAATTTGATATTGACCAGTTGAACTCTCTTCAACAAAAAACGATGTATCATCACCAGCAACACCTAATGCAGAATCACTATAATTCCAAGTTACCAGAGTATCCGTGGTTGTTGATTCTTGTACTCTAACTCGTAATGTGGTAGTATCAAGATTTTCATTTGGCAACAGAAAAGGACCAGATAGAATATCAGATGTTACAATAAACTGGTGTAATACTCGTCTGCCTTCAATCAGTTCAATATCTTCAAAAAAGAACCCGGTTGTATTGTTGGAAAGAGAACTCCGCGCCGCAGTGTATCCTTCTTTTGGATAAAATGTATACGATGTATTATTTAAAGACGCAGAGAAAATTGTATCTCTTGTAATATCCAGCGTAGTCTCGGTGTAAGCACCAGGAGGAGTTATGGTGACAGAGACGTTTGCTCTAGCGGCCCTTGCAGAAGTCGGCATGTATCCAAGAGTTTTAGCAATAGAAACAACCGAGTTTCTTTTTACCGCACTGTCGATAAACATTTCATTGGCATTCAAATGCGCCAAGATGGCGTTGTAGTGTGTGTTATACGCCAGAATATCAAGCAGCACATTGAGCGCGGACCCCTCAAAGTTGTAGTCCGTTAGTTCCTCTTGCGCCTTTAGAAACGTCTTTAAGTTAGCCTTGATTGCATCAAAATCTAACTCTGTTACTCTTAATTCTGCCATTATCGCATTCTCTTTAAGAAGGTTGAATAAACTACTGGCCCCGGTAATCCTACGATTTGAAAATAGATATTGATATCATATTGATTCTGATCGTAGTTAGCATTAACTTCCAAACTATTTAACCTTACTCTAGGCTCAAAATTTTGAATTAATTCGCTAATATTTTGCTTGAGTACATTGGTCGTAATCGGATCCATTGGTTCAAACAGTAGTCGGTAAATGGGTGAACCTAGTTCGGGTTTAAAATGTCTTTCGTAGTGCTGAGTCTTTAACAAAATTGTCAGCGATTGTTTTACGGCATTAACATCCAGCTTCTTAGCAACATCAGCCGAAACCGGATGTTGACTAAAAGTTAGGTCTAAATCTTTATAAAGTCGAGTTACTTGTGCCATGTCTTATTTATATCAGTATTTCTTAAATGTTCCAAATTCGCTCACTCTCTTGTGATTATACATTGTGAAATTCTGACTTTTATTTCCTTGCCCATTAGGTTTAAAGGATATATGAATCCAGCAACCACCGCTGGCCAGATATTCGTTCATTAACTGGTCGTGAGGAATGTTTGCGCCGATCCATTTTACAATATCAAAATACTGGGTTTTGGAGAAACCATTAAATTTCATGTCAACCGCCTGACCTAACATGTGCTGAGAAGTCTGCGACCCGCCTTTTGGTACGTAGTCTCTAAATCCTGACGTTAGAAAAAGACCTGGATATTTGTCTTTAATTGGATCTAGACAGTTAACGGCCAAGCATCGCATATTGGCAATCATATCTCTTTGTGAGAATCCACCAAAGGCTCTCAATTTGCCACTGACCATGACATCCTTGAGCGTGAAATAATCCGATATTTTCATTCCGTAATTAACGCCAGTTGCGATATTAATTTCTGGTAAAGTAACCTTTTTCCTTGTAATATTACAGGCGGTTACTGATATTTTTCCAGAATCAACGGACGCTTCTTCCTGACTGTCTGGAGCCGTTCCACCAACTTCAGCACCATTTGCTATGGCCGTTGCCTCGTCTGCTATACCATCTTCTCCGTCGTAATCCATATTGGTCTTTTCGGCAACAGAAAGTCCATCGGTTGGAGCAAACGTGGTGTCTGTTGGTGACAATTGAGCAACAGGTGCGTCAACAACCGTAATATCCGGCGGAGTTGGGTCTTTTGCTTCCGCAACAGCAGCGACCGTTGCAGTAGTTGGGCCCTCAATATCGGTAACATTTTCTGGACCAGTATGGTCGGTGCCTTTTAGATTTGTTGTACCCGCATTCAGTGTGGTAACATTTGCGGTTGTCACATTGAGAGTTGCAGTATCTACTGGAGACGAAACAACCTTGGTAGATTTTAGGTTAATATTTGTGACGGCTTGTTCGTTAATATTTGCTCC